TATGTGGGACGGATATGAGATTATGCGTGGTAACATCCGTCTGAACTCTGTTACTACGGACAAGGACGACATTACTTACAACATTACCTTCTATAACCAAGTAGGAGACCTTGCGGCAAACATCGGGGATAAGTTCCTACGTGACCTCGATTTGACGGACCTATCACATCCTTATACTGCAGAGGTAATACCTTACTCACAGGTGGATTGGAATCTGTTCCCTCTGACGGGGGCAACCAATTACTCATATCAAGATGGTAGAACAATGTTCGGACTCTACAACATTGGATACAATTACATCTCAGGTAACAGCGTTGATTTCCAATCAACCCCACTCGTCCAATTCTCCCCATTTACAGGGGCAACTTATGCACCTATCAAGGGATTTTTTGATTACAGCGGGACACCAGTATGGGACTATTACTTTAAGCCATCCTTACAGATTAAGACATTATACCAACACATCATCAATCAAGCTGGTTATGAGATTAGCTCCAATTTTTTTAACACCAATTACTTTGAGAGATTCTACCTACCCCTTAAGTTTTTAGATGAGACCGTATATGATAGGAGTGCTAAGCAACCATGTTATGCCTACGGTCCCCAATCATATAAGTTAGATTGTGATTACTTTTATTATACAACCAACCCATTATCTGCAGTAACCTGTAACAATGGTTTTTTCAGTGCTAATACAACACAGTTGGACTTACCTGCAGAATATTTTGGACAATATACCTTTAAGATTTCCTATAACCTATCAGGTGAGGGTGTTACGAGGACAACCTTAGTCAATACCAACTGCGCAGGGTCGTGTGATTATACTTACACAAATTGTAGTGGTGTTACCACAACTGGCTCAATCCCCGCTATTGATTGTAACTTACCGTATTACTTTTTAGACGGAACGGTGACGGGTGGTTGTGTTGCGTCGGTAGATACAGTGCCAGGATTCTGTGCCCTTGTCCTCACGACTCCCACTGGTGGATATTATCCACTAAGATATGATGACGTAACAGGTAGCACAATTGGTATATCCTTTGAGACAACATTTACCTTCACAGGTGCCACAACATTTTCATTAGTATTCAATGGTATTGGAGCTAACGTATCTGACTTTAGATTTGAGGTTACCAAGGCACCAAGATTTTTACAGAGTGGGGATACAATAGATTACGCTCTTGAGTTTCCACCTAACGATTACAAGCAGATAGATTTTATTACAAGTATCAATAGATATTTCAACCTCATTGTGGTCCCCAATCCAGATAAGCCTGACCAACTAATTGTTGAGCCAATAATAGATTACATTGGTAAGGGCAACGTTTTAGATTGGACAACCAAGATAGACCATCTACAACCAATAACCGTGCAGCCAACAACGAGCATAATCAATGGAACGTTGATATACGAGTTTCTACTTGACCAAGATTATGCTAACCAAAACTATAAGATGGCATCCAATAGGATATTTGGGACCGAGAAAAAAAACCTCGGATTGGATTACAAGAACGCCTCAACTAACTTTGGTTTCATTTTTGGTTCTCCTCTTGATATTACAATATACTCCGCATATCAATCCATGCTAACCCTACCATCCTTCAGTAAGATAAATCAAAAGGATGAGGGTGGTAAGGCAATACAACAATTCGTTCCATTCAAGATATTACCAAGATTACTATTCAGAGGTCCCGTATTACCTCAGGACAATTATGGATATGTTGGGACCTCGGGCAGCTCCCCATATCAGAGTTGGTATTTAAGAGACATCGGTGTTACATCAAGTCAAGATAGATTCCAAGAGATAAACAGATTTACAACATATCCATTTAACTACAATGGATTTTCACACTATACCAATTGGAGGGGTGAGGACACAACAACAATACAACCACCCGAGTTTCAATTCGTAGCTGAGGACTTATACGACATCTACTATAAGGATTATATTGATGACCTTATATCGGATGAAAATAAAATCTACCAAGCTAAGATATATCTATACCCTGAGGAGATTAAGGCTCTGAGATTTGATGAGAAGATAATTGTGGATAATGCATACTTTAGAATCAACAAGATTAGTAAGTATAATTTACTCGAGCCATCGTTATGTGATATTGAGCTAATCAAACTTACGAAAACGTATCAGGGTCATAGAGTATTATATTATGACTTATATCCATGTGCAAGTGGTGGGACCGTATATCACTCTAACTCAGACCTTAACTATAACTTATATGCATACGCAAACAATTATGTTAAGTTATATGATGATGACTTAAATTACTTGGGTTGTTACGAGATACAAGTTGGGGATTACGATGAGACATATACCTATCAACACTTTTATATCTCCTCAGGTTATACACCTAACTTGGTGGCAGTATATCCTAATTGTGGTTGCACAGGTAGGACTCCATTTGATATTGTTCAAGAGACACCTGAACCGAGTCCCACTCCGAGCAATACTCCTAACTTATCCCCCACACCGACTCCGAGCATAACGCCAACTATAAGCTTAACTCCGAGCAACACACCGACTTACACCCCCACTCCGAGTGCCACTCCTCCTGAGTCATTATGTAGAGATTACCAAATAACATCAGGAGAACCACAGACAATATCATGGACAACTTGCGGTGGTGTCCCTCAAACACAATTTATTGAGGTCGGAGATTACTTTATCAGTTGTGCAATAATTGGAAGCGTGAGTGCGACTGGCTTAATAATTCCAGGTCCTTACTGTTGATATTAAAAAAAAATATATTTACTAATATGAGTTGTTACGTTTATCAAAATACTAATCCTTACGGCGGGAGCGTGTTCATTTCAGGAACTACATGCTTCGGTGATACAGCTGCCTTTACATTAAATTATGGTGATAGTATTTGTATGAATACTGACCTACCAATTATTACTTGTGAGAACCCAAGCCTATCAGGCTCTTGTGAGCCATTTACATGTTGTTACCCTAATAATTTTACAAATCCATTCTACGCTTCCTATGTATCACAGATGTTATTATTAGATAATAACTCAATATTGATAATGAGTAACGACCCCGAGTATGCAGGACAATATAACTACGGTGTGTTTAGAATTGATAGTTGTGGTAATCTACTTAACATGTATAATATACCTTATTTGTTTTCAAGTGGCGGTGGTAGTGGTGGATTCGCCAAACAGAGTGACGGCAAGATTGTTGTTGCGATGGGGAGACAAACCTTTAGAATTAAGTCAGATTACAGTGGAGTTGATACAACCTTTGTAAGTGGTTATACGGATACAAATCTTGGTATAACGGGTGTGATAGTAAATGACCTTGATGAGATTTTAATTGTAGGTAGTTTTGGAACTAATTGGACCTACTCAGCTGGCACTATAACATACAATTCTGGTGTCTATAAGTTGAATAAGGATGGAATACCTATTGCCACATTTTCAGGACAAACAATATCTGGACTTGGTAGTGGTGCGGATGACCCTGATGTAAAAAAAGATTACAACACCAATAAGTTCATAATAGATGGAACTTCCGTAACTTTCAATAGCACATTATATCAAGGAGTTGTAAGATTAAATAATGATTTCACCATAGATACAACATTTTTAGCAGCAGGATTTAATCCATCAAATCCAGGTTACAATGTGCAAGCAGTAGAACCTTTATCGAACGGACAATATTTGGTAGGTGGTAGTTTCCAAAACTACTCTGGTTTAACCAATCAAGATTTTCTTATGAGGTTGAATAATGATGGTAGCTTAGACACCACTTTTGATTGGGATAATATAGAGACCAACAATTATGTATTTGATATACTGGTTCAATCAACGGGCAAGATAATACCATCAACAGTATCACAAAAAGTGATAAGATATAATAACAATGGTAGTTACGACCCAACTTGGGTAACAGGAACGACCAATTCCATTTCTACAAGCTCTATGTTGTTTCCCAATGACCAAATGTTACTTGGTGGGTATTGGACCAGTTACAACTCACTACCATATTACAAGATGGTAAAATTATATGAGGACGGAGAATTAAATATGTGTGCATTACCCACCCCCACAATCACGCCTACCGCAACTCTAACTCCGAGCCCAACCGCTACTATCGGATTGACGCCTACCGCAACGCAGACACAAACAATGACGCAGACACCCACTCAGACACAAACTCCGAGTGGCACACCTGACGAGACACCTCCATTTACTAATGACCCTACCCCCACACCCACAAGCACTCCAACCACAACTCCAAGCGTTACTCCGAGTGTAACTACTACAAGCACGGTAACCCCGACTGTGACTCAGACACAAACTCCGAGCCCGACACCGACTTGTCCTAATACAAGGATAGTAGTGGCTGCGGGTCAGGTAAGTAGTGCGGATAAAAATTGGGTTATATCATATACCTATGATGGACTTAACTGGTCGGCATCTACTAATGGTTCATTATTCTCTGGCTCAACAGGATTACTTGGAACTTTAGATATTGCGACAGATGGAACGAAATGGGTAGTAGGTGCTGGAACAGGAAACGTATTGGGTAGGTCCAATGATGGATTAAATTGGACCATAATAACATCAGCAAATACCTTAGCCGATAGTATATTAGGGATTGCCACAAATGGCTCGATGTGGTTAGCAATGGGGTCCAAGGGTAGTAATGGTGTAATCTTATATTCTTATGATACTCAAACTTGGGCTCCGATATTGAGTTCAGGTGGAACATTAGTTCAAACATATTACGACGCTTATTGGAATGGTTCTATGTGGATGGTAGGTGCCTTTACAGCAGGAGTATCTGGTGCAACAGGTGTATTACAATATTCTTATGATGGATTAAATTGGTTCAACACAACTAACGGAGATGCGATATTCAATTCCAATGTTCGTAGTATCACAAGCAACGGCTCAAGATGGGTCGCTGTTGGTGGGGCTATAAATGAAATTGCTTATAGTGATAATGGATTGGTATGGTCGGGTCAAAGCACATCATTTTTCCAAGGAGGACATAATGTTCTGTGGGATGGTGGTAAGTTTATTGCTGGCGGTCAAACTACAAGTCCCGCAGGTGTGGGTCAATCATCAATCATATACTCGTTAAATGGTATTGATTGGTATGCAACTACAGGTTGTAATAGCATCTTTACCCTGAACTCATCAATGGCATATAACGGCTCGTTCTATGTTGCGGGTGGAACTAATCTTGTTACAGGACAACCAAGAAACTTTGGCTACTCCACTGATGGTCTAACTTGGGTTCCGTCATCAGGATATACAGCAACATTTACATTTGCAGGTCAAGGTATATCATCTATACCAGCACCATACGCAATACCAGCTGTATATGGATGTGATGGAGAACCGACTCCCACCCCCACTCCGAGTTTCACTCCCACAAACACTCCGACCGCAACTGTAACTCCAAGTAATACTCCGAGCAGAACACCGAGCAGAACACCAACTGCCACACCGACCTCAACTATCAATGCAACTCCGACGAACACTCCGACTAATACCGCAACTCCGACCGTTACAAGCACTCCCACGAGCACAATTGTAGTCACACCGACTCAGACACAAACTCCGAGTCCATCTGTCCCTCTATTATTACTTGATATTACAAGTAATGCATCGTTGGATATAACAATCACAACTGTTACAGTCAATTCATTACTACCATCCGTATTAGGTGGGGTATTACCTAACACACCAGGTAACGGAACTAACTTAGGTTATGGATTACCAACTGGAACTTATGAGGTGAGAGTATATTACAACTGTAGTATAGCGGGACAGAGAATATCAATCAACAGTCCAACAACGGGATATGAGTGCCAGAATGTTTTGACTGGTAGTGGTGTTCTAACATTTGCGACAGTTGGATTTGATGGCATCGGAATCCCAATAATATACCCTGAGGACGGCACTTGTTAAAAATAAGATATGAAATTAAAGATATATTTTGAGGACATAGAGATTGGCTTACCAATTGACGTGACGGAGAAAAAAATCTCCGAGAATATGATTGACCTAAAAGAAACTTTCAAGTTGATAGTTGATAATGCGCACCTATTGGACACAATAAAATACACAGACAACGATGGCAGATAAAGAGATTAAAATCAAACCACAGGTAGATTCATCTGAAGTGGATAAGGGGACCGAGGCGGTCAAGTCGTATGCAGCACAATTAAGAGCTGCCAAGTTAGACCTCATCAGTGTTGAACAACAATTTGGTGCTAACTCCAAGCAATACAAGGAGGCACAGAAAAAAGTCAATGACTTGAGAGAAGCTCAAGAGGAACTTAATCGTGCGTCCAAACCACTTGCAGAAAGATTCAAGGAATTGGGCGGTCCCCTCGGTAGATTAGGTGGATTAGTTGATGAGATTGGTGATAAGTTTTCCGTATTAAAAGGTGGGCTCGGACAACTTGGATTAGGTTTCAAGTCCGTGGGTCAAGCTATTGCCAGCACTGGTATTGGATTATTGGTTATTATCCTTGGTGGATTGATTGCTGCGGTAGTCAAGGCTGCTAAGTCATTTGAGCCCCTACAGAGAGCGACAGAAAAAATAGGTATAGCGGTGGATTTGTTCATGCAACTCCTAAAACCTGTAACCGATTTTATCCTTAACGTAGTAGTTGGGGCGATGGAGGGATTAGCTAAGGCAATTGCATTTGTAACAGGTAACCTTGATGAGTATAACAAAAAGGCTGCGGATGCATCTGCTACTGCGGCGTTAGCTAAGAACCTGAAACAACAAGAGGAATGGTTCGATGCTAATGGGGACAAGTATGACCAATACACACAGAAAAAAATTAAAGCCAACCTTGACTTCAAGAAAAAGACATTAGAGATTGATGCCGATGAAACCAAGTCAGCAAAACAGAAGGAAGCTCTTAAGGTCCAATATAGACAAAAGGCTGATAGGGAGATTCAAGCCGCTGATGACGCAAGAGCTGCTGAGGTTGCTAAGGCTGATGAGGCGGCAGCAAAACAAGCAGCGTCGGATGCTAAGCAGAGGACAGCAGAAAAATTAGCACAGAAAAAGGCTGACCTTGATGCTCAGATTAAATTAGAGACAGACAAGGCGGACACATCAAGAGAAAAACTTAAGGCACTATTAGACAAGAGGATGGCTCTTGAGTTACAGGATGTAAAATTATCAGAGGCTCAGAAGGAGGTAATCAGAAAGGACTACGCCAAAAAGTTAGAGGATGCTCTTAAGGAGGATGCCGACAAAAAGAAAAAACAGAGGGCTGATGAGTTAGACGCTCTTATCCAAATTGAGATTGAGAAGGCGGACACTAATAAAGAGGAGCTCAAGAAATTACTTGATGAGAGAATGAACTTGGAGCTCGAGGCTGAAAACCTTACCGAGGCTCAGAAGCAAGTAATACGTAACAAGTATAAGAAACAACTTGAGGATGCACTAAAGGTGGATGCGGATAAAAAGAAACAAGACGCAGAAAAAAGAAAACAAGACATACTCAAGGGTTTTGAGGATGAGTTCGCAGCAGCAGGTAACTCTTACTCCGCACAACTACAGGCTTATGAATCGTTCAACAATAAGTTGGTAACCATGACCGAGTTTTCTGAAAAAGAAAAAGCGGAGATTAGAGCCAAGTATTCGGCACAGATATTAGCGGGATTAGACAAGACACAGCAGTCAGAGTTAGTAATGATAAACTCTAACATTGATGCCAAAAAGGGTAAGGACAAAGATTATTATGATTCGGTTGATAAGGTGTATAGCGATGAGCAGGTAAAATTAAAAGAGTTACTTGATAAAAAGGTAATTGACCAAGAGACATATAACATCAAGAATGACCAGTTGTCTCAAGCCAGAAATCAGACAGCGGACGCAGAGAGAACAGCACAGGTTACTGCATGGGGACAGATTGGACAGGCACTTACACAACTCGGTGAGATTGCTGGAGCGGAGACAGCTGCAGGTAAGGCACTCGCACTTGCAGGTATTGCTATTGATACAGCCATTGCAATCTCGGGTATAGTTAGACAGGCAACAAAAAACCCCACCAACCTTACACCATTCCAACTTGCTGCAGACATTGCGTTGAGGTCAATAATGGTATTGACAAATATAGCGAAGGCTAAATCAATTTTATCACAAGCAAAAATCCCACCTAAAACAAATGCGGGAGGAGGAGGAGGAGCTGGAGCACAAGCAGCACCTGCAGCATACACAGTAAGTGCAACACGTGCATCAGGTGGATTGATTTCAGGACCAGGTTCATCAAGGTCCGATAGTATCTTGGCGAGAGTATCCAATGGAGAATATGTAGTCAATGCTAATGCTACGTCTGCGTTTTTACCCATGCTCGAATCAATGAACGATGCGGGTAACCAACCACAATTCGCAGGTGGTGGTCTATTCATGGGACGTAGAAAAAAATTGGAGGAGGCTAAGAATATGGTGGAAAAATCTAATATGATGAATACAGGAGAAATTGCTCCAATCAAGACATACGTTACTGCAACAGACATGTCTAACCAACAACAATTTAATAGAACAATAAAATCTCGCTCACTACTATAAAAAAGTGGTAAAAATTAAAATAACGAATATTTATTAGTAATGAACAATACACGTATAGTTGAATTATTTATTGACGACGAGTTTGATGAGTCTGGTATTGAGGCAATTTCATTAGTATCAAGACCTGCTCATGATGAAACTTGGATGGCATTTAACCAACAAACACAGGAGGTTGATACTATATCTCCATACAAAATTGTTGAGGACGATTTCTGTTCTCATAACCCACAACTGAAAACATTAGGGGAGCCATACTCACATCTTATCAATGAGGGGTGGGAGGTTGTAAGAGCTGAAAAAATTACCCCACAGATGGTGCATAAGATGAACGAGCAGAGATTCTCAGAACCTAATGACCCATCAGAGTTGGACACAGATAAGATGCGTGTAAGATTTAAGTATGTTGGACCGAGAGACGAACGTAACAGACAATTTTGTTCTGATATGATGTCTATGAATAGAGTGTATAGAATGGAGGACATTGATAATCTTACCAACTCATTGGCTAACTCCTCATTTGGATTTTATGATATTTTCTTATTTCGCGGTTCATATAACTGCCGTCATCAATGGTATAGATTATTCTACAAGCCAACGGGACAGATTAGAAACAGTGCCAACTCAACCAAGGGACTTACAGGTGAGGAGGGACTTGGACCTGACTTACAACCAGATACGAGACCTGAGCCAACAATTAGAAATGTTGGACAACCTGACTCTGACCAATGGAGACCTGGCACACCAAGACAAGGTTCATTTAAGAGAAAGACAAGATATGAACTCGCTCAGGATAAGGGATTGGAAGATGCCTGCTGGGAGGGTTACGAAGCCATTGGACTTAAGCCAGATGGCTCACCCAATTGTGTGCCTATACAAATGACTAAGGATGATTTCGCAGATACAATCAGCGACTATCCACAGGGCGTTAAAGATGCCGCTAAGAGGGCACTGGATTGGGCTAATAAAAATGGCTGGGGTTCTTGTGGGACAGGAGTAGGTAAGACAAGAGCTAATCAACTTGCTAAGGGTGAGAATATATCGGTTGATACAATCAAGCGTATGTATTCTTATCTATCAAGACACAAGGCTGACCTCAAGAGTTCCAAGAGTTACGACGAGGGATGTGGTAAGCTGATGTATGATAGTTGGGGTGGCGATGCTGGTCTAACTTGGAGTGAGAGGAAACTCGGACAACTTGATAAGGACAGCAAGATGGGCAAGCAACCTAAAAAAGCCATAACAATGAAGGATATGACTAATTGGGGAGGCACCAAGCAAGAGACAAAAAAACTATTGTTCTACGATGAGGAAAAACAAATAGTTGTTGGAGCTGCTATGGTCCCTAATAAGATGATACATAGATACGATGACCTCGGAAATATGTATTATGTCTATTTTTCCAAAAAGTCCATCAAGAGGATGGCAGACAAGTTTCTCCGTCAAAAGAGAACAGATGAAACCTCAATCGAGCACAACGGTATTAAGTTGGGTTCCGACAAGGTTTATGTAACAGAGTCCTGGGTCAGTGAGGACCCAATTAAAGATAAAAGTGCTGCTTACGGATTTTCTCTTCCAGCTGGAACATGGTTTGTCTCTATGAAGGTAGAGGACCCCAAGGTTTGGAAGCTAATAAAATCTGGAGCACTAACAGGATTTTCAGTTGAGGGCTTATTCGCTGAAAAATCAGTTTTTTCTAAGCAAGAAAAACAAATAAACCAAATCAAGCAAATACTTAAATCAATTAAAGATGAACAGTAAAAAAGCAGTTGAAAGAATAATGAAGGTGTTAGGTCTTACTTACACTACATTTTTTGAGGCACAAACAGAACAAGGAGTGCAACTTAAGATGGAGGGAGAGTTAGAGATTGGACATCCTATTTATGTCTCAACGGAAGAGGGTCTTATACCCGCACCAGCTGGAATGCACAAACTTGATGACGGCACCGAGATTGAGGTTGATGAAGAAGGAAAAGTCAAAAAAATCAATATGGGTGAGGTCGAAGAGGATGACGAGGAGGATGTTGCTGAAGAAGACAAGATTAGCACAAATGGAGACAAGACAGAGGACGATATGTCCGCTGAACTATTTGGTGACGTTGAACTTGTTGATGGCACAATCTTCAGAATGGAGGGTGATACAGAAATCACTGGCAGACGATTAAAGAAAGTCGGCTATGATGGAACATTATCCGCTGTTGCAGATGGCGAATACGAAACGAAGAGTGGTAAGATACTCCAAGTCGTAGGTGGGGCAATTAAAGGCGTTCAGTCCGTTACGGACAACAACAAAAGAAAAACTGGATTCGCTGACGGTATGGATTGGGATAAATGCATGGAAGAACAACTCGCTCAATATGGTGACGAGGATACAGCACAAAAAGTGTGTGGTGCAATCAAGGCTGGCAATATGTCGGCAATGTTTGCTAAGGCTACAGACAAGAGTGGTATGGTATTATCGGCACCTGATTTCAAGATGGGTGAGGAGGTAAAAGTTGTTATGGAGGATGGCTCTCTTGTTAGAGCTAAGGACCAAGGCTACGACATCAAAGTCGGAGAAGAGGAAATGACTATCTTCGTAACAGACGGAAAGATTTCAAGCATCGAACCAAGCAGAACGGCAGAGGGACCAGAGGACATTGAGAATAAGTTTGTGGAGGCTAAGACCACAGACGGAGCTATTCTTGACTCAAAAACTTACGACGTTGGTGAGGACATATATGTTATTAAGGATGGTGAAAAAGAAAAAGCACCAAACGGAGAACATCAAGTAGTCCTTAAAGACAGTGAGGGTAACGAGGTTAAAATCCGTGTAATAGTTAAAGACGGAGTTATTACCGAGAGAGAAAATGTTGAGGAGAAGGATGAGGCTATGGAAAACATGGCTACATTATTTGCTCAAGCTCTTAAGAGGGTCGAGGACAAGATTGATACGTATGTATCTAAACAAAAAGAATTAGAGGGTAAGTTTGATAAGTTTTCAAAGGCACCAGCTGGCTCAAGAGTTTTTACTCAAAAAACAATAAATGAAGAATCTAATCCATTCAGAGAAAAGTTTGAGGCATTCAAACGTATGAGGATGGAGGATTAAAATTAAAAAACAATAAAAATGAAAAACAATCTAAAAAAGTTAAACTTTAACTATGACTTGGGCGGTTTATCTAACTATACGGACCAATTATCTGCAGACATCGTAAGTGAAGCAGTTTTGACTCCCGTTACGATGAAATACGTGAATATTATCCCAGGAATTAAAGGAACTCAAAACGTCAATCTTTTGAGTGAGACGTTAGCTGTCCAAACAGGGACAACTTGTGGTTGGAACAACGCTGGTCAAGTTACATTTACTGTAGCTCCAGTTACCGTTCAAGCACTAAAAATAAATCAAAGTTTGTGTTTGCAACAATTAAATACGCTATGGTTGGGTAACCAGAATTACAATACTTGCCCCGCTTATATGGAAGTATAAGATGTCAATCGGGTAAATTCGGTGAAGGGTGAGATTCCTAATACCGAGCCAAACTTCAGAATTACGAAAGGTCTGAAACGGTGTAGAGCATAGAGAGTGAATAAATATAATCTCTCCAAGAGTATCCGACAACTAAAAAAAAGTTGAAAATGTATGCCGACCTTATCTTAAATGAAGGATAAGAAGTAGAGGATAAAAAACCACTACGGTAACAAAAGTGCAGTATTTAAACGCAGGGTCATA